TCAGGCTGCCCTGTTGGTCACGATGGCGCTCAGGTATTTGGCCAGGTCATGCAGGTACACGAAGGGGTGACCCTGACGACTGCCGCCTGTGCGGCTGACCTTCAAGTCGATGCGTCCTGCGTTGATCTTGCGCAGCAGATTCCTGTCGTTCGACAGGTGCGAAAAATAACGCTCTCGGACGGCGCTCAGTGAAGGGCACGGCGTGGCGAATTCTTTGCGAAGTTGATCCAGTATTTCGTTCATTCCATGACTCCCTGTGGTTTGCATGTGAGTACTCCCGCGATGGGGTGCAGACAAACAATACGATATGTAGCGCTTCGTGACAATATAGTTTGTATCTTAAATACGATTTGTATTTCTCGTCTCACAGGGAATCGATGTACCAGGACACGCGAGCAGTGCCGTTTTCAGGGTTGCGGGTCACGCTGATACCTTCGGCCTCGCTGATCTGATCCATGATGCGCTCCCAGTGAGCCACCGATTCGCCAGGCTCCCTGATCAGCAGGACCTGATGCTCGATCTGCGCCTTGTCACCGGTGATAGCGTCCTGAATGCGCTGTGCCAAGGCCAGGTAAGCGTCATGTTGCGAGGTGTCGGGGAACTGCTTGAGCATGAGTGAACTCCTTTTTACTGTATGCGCATACAGTAATTGAGGGGTGTTTCTCACGCAAGCTACAAATGTTTCCTACACGGACACCTGCCCGGGACGAAACAGTGGCGCATGAAAAAGCCCCGGTTATCGGGGCTTGGACGTGGCATGCCGGGGGTCAGAGACGCATCGTCATCTGCCTGATGACACCGATCAGTTTGCACTCCTCGGTCACCGCAAGGGTCGGGTAGGCGGGGTTCAACGGCTTGAGAAAGTAGCGTCCGGCGTCTTCGACCAGTTTTTTGAACGTGGCCTCGTTACTTTCCGGCAGTTTGGCGATGACCAGCTTGCCGGCAGTGGGCTCGATTCCGGTGTCGACCAGAATCAACATGCCTTCAGGAATGCTCTGGCCTGCGGGTGCGGTCATCGAATCGCCACGGACCACCAGCCAGAAGGCTTTGCCCTTGGCTTTATAGTCGCTGATCTCGAAGGTGTCCGAATAGCCAGCAGGGTAGGGCTCGACGGCTTCACTCCAGCCACCGGCCTCTACCCAGCTGATGACCGGATAGCGATAGAAACGCGAGGGCTGCACCGTGGGCTCCACGTTGTGCATGCCGGGCTCGCTGGCCGGAATGGAGGTGGTGAGAATCGGCAGGCCGAGCTCGGTCAGGAACCGATTGATAACCTCGATCTTCGGCTCACGCTTGCCATTCAGCCAATGCCCTACCGCGCCGGGCGTCACGCCCATCCGCTCAGCCATCTCTTCCTGGCTGATCTGCTGGGTTTCCATGACCTGTCTTGCGACTTCATACCATTTTCTGTTCATGCGTCGAATCATACAGGCTGTAGGGTGTTGAGCAATATACATAATGTAATGCTTCGTTGTTTCATAAAAATACAAAATGTATTGTAAGGCCTTGGTTCTGCGCAGCGAAAGACGTTGCGCAGCGTTTCAGAAAGGTCCTACAGGAGAGACACGATGATCGAGAAAATAGAAGCCGTGATGCAGCATTGGGGGGAACAGCGCATGCGCATTGGCCTGGGCGGCGGACTGAGCAGCCCGATGGCCGGGATCATGGAGTGGGGCGCGTACATTCCGCGTCGCACACCCGGCTCGCGCGCACTGGTGGGTAATGGCAGCGGCCTGGACTATATAAGCAGCGAAGTCGAGGCGGCTGTGGCGCAGCTTTCGCGCAGCCCTGCAAAGAGCCGCGGGCCTGAACTGGCGCAACTGGCGACATTGCGTTATGTCGAGTCGTTGCCGGTGCGCGAGCAGATGCGTCTGGTGGGCATCAATGAAGGCGCAGACCGTACCTATCGCAACTGGATCAACAAGCTTCACCAGCAAGTGCTGGCAATTCTCGCTGAGCGCAGCGCTTCCAGAAGCAACAACGCCGTCGCCAACAAAGCTGCACAGGGCTGAACGAAGACACGGTTTCACGCCGTTTATCCGGGTCGATTGCACAGCTGTGGCCGAACTCGTGTTGAACTCCGGTCAAACTCGACCCACCCCGAAACTGCCCCTTCCCAGCCTTTCCGGAGGGGGGTAAAAAGGTCCCACGATATGCGCTTTGCGCCTCAGGGCAGCAGCCGGAAACAGGCTGAACAACAGCCACAACCGGTCACTCGCGACCCATCTCAAACCCCGCCTCGGCGGGGTTTTTCATTGGGTCAGGCACACGGAGGCCAGTGCAAATGTTGAAGGACTTTCGATGCGGGCAGTGCAAGAAACTGCTGGCCCGCATGGGTGAGTACACAGAGCTCCAGATCAAATGTTCCCGCTGCGGAACGTTGAATCATGTGAAGGCCGCGCGCCTCGAGTTATCGCCGTTGAGCGACAGAGGTACAGCAGCGTCGTTGCTGCCTCGCGGTGCTAATCAGAGGTATTAATCATGTCCAATAGCAGTTCTGCTGTCAGCCAGCTCAAGAATATTCCGCTGGTAGGTATCAACCTGGGTTCAGTGGCTAACGCCGGGCAGATCGTGCCTGGCGAGGCAGGGACTCATTATCAGTGGCCCAATCGTGGAACCATCACTACCTGGGTCAAGAATCGGGGCGTGCGTCTGATCCGTTTCCCGTTCGAACTTCAGCGCGCTATTCAACTGTCGACTCTGGACGGCCTGCCAGGTCAAGGGGCGAACCTGAATACCGACTTCGTGAAGCGCTGGAAAGAAATGCTTGGCTGGATTCGTGAAGACTCCAATGGCGAGGCCAGAATCATTCCTGATCCGCACCACTACATGCGTTTGCATCGCTACGAAACCGATGCAAACGGGAACCTGATCGGGCGCATTCTTCCTGCCGCGGAGGCCGGTAATCAGAACGGCTGGAAGGCAACCGAGTCGGTATTGATCAAGGATGGGAACGGTGTCAGTGGCACTTTCTGGAGCGCCGTTCACCTGGCCAACTTTCACCAGAAGCTGGTCACCGAATGCGACGATCCGATGGTGTTGGGCTGGGGGTTGGGTAACGAGCCGTATTCGAATACTACGGTGGGTGCCAAGGACTACATTACGTTCCCTGCTCTTGAGGCGCTATACATCAGCACGATGAATACCGTGCTGCAGGCGTTGCGCAACAGCTCGAAAAAGCCGGTGTTCATTTGTGGGCTTGAGTTTGCAAGCGCCAGAAACTGGGCCACCGTCTCTGCCAACCTTCAGTCGAAGATCGTCGACCCGGCCAATGCAATTGTCTGGGAAGCCCATGCTTACGGCGATTACGATAAAAGCTCCAGCGGTGCCTACGCCAATAACAACGACCTGATCTCGCCGACCGTTCTGCGCGATGAAATCGTGGGTCCGTTTCTGACCTATGCCAAGACCAACAAGATGGCCGCATTTATCGGCGAAACAGGGATTCCGCCAACGGCTGCCGGTCGCACCGCGCTGAAAAACCTGCTCGATAAAGCGAAGGCGGAAAAAGTGCCAGTGACACTGTGGGTCACAGGGCCAGGCACCGATGGCGAAAAGATGAGCCTGGAGGCCAGCAATCAGGCGGAGACCGTCGCACTGGTCACACCGTACTTTGCCGAGCGCATTGCCCTGTGGGGTTATGCACAAGCATGACGGTGCAAGTCATTCCGTTCTGAACCAACAACGGAGCCCCGCATCAAGGGGCTCTTTCCAGTTTATTCAGGCTTTCGATTTTCGAGGGCCTTGAGAGTCCACCACCCTATTACGGAGCACCAATGGACCCAACCGACCTAGGCCCAGGCACAGCTACCTGGCTGGGCGGCACGGGCACAATACTGCTTGGCGGCTTTCTATGGCTGCGCAAGTTTCTTTCCAGAGATGCAACAGACCGGGCGATGGACAACGCGGACATCGGTACGGTGCGCCGCCTCAATGAGCTGCTCGACTCCGAGCGCCAGGCGCGCAAGGAGGCTGAAGCGCGGGCTGATCAGTTCGCCAAGGAGCGCAACGAGCTCGCCGCAGCGGTTGGGCGGATGGAGGGCAAGATCGAAGCCCTCACCAGCCACATCGTTCAACTCACCGACAAGGTCACCACGCAAAGCGCCGAAATAGCCCGGCTGCGATCCCAACTCGGAGGTGCAAACGATGCACAGATGCGCAATTGATTTCATCGCTCGCCATTGGTGGCGGCGCCTGGAGGTCTGGCTGATTTCCGTGCTGCTGATCGCTGGCTGCCTGATGCTCGGTTTTCAGGCCGGGCAGTGGTCGGCGAATGCCGAGCATACGCAGCAGCTGGCCGAGGTTCGCAATGCCTACGACGCAGCACTGGGCAAGCGCGCCCGGCGCCTGGACAGGCTGGCCGAAACCACCACCCAGGCGGCAGACAAGGTCGAGAGTGCTGCATCAATTGCCAATCAGGCCGCTCACACGGCCAGCCGTGCTGCAGACAAGGCTGATGAGGCGTTGGGCAAGGCGAACCAGTAGGCGTTTCGTTGCGCAGGTCAACGACGATGTGTCCGGCCCCGAACTGGGTTCTCTGGTGCTGGTGCCGAGCGTGGCGCTGGCGAAAAACATCGGCGGTCAGGGCTCCATGCTGGCCTTGATGTATGAAACCTGGCGCAAGGCGGACCCCACCGGCGAAGTCTGGTGCCTGCCGCTGCTCAATACCGAAGGCGCCAAGGCCGGCGCGAAAGTCACCCTCAGCGGGGCGGCGACCGAAGCCGGTCTGCTGAACCTGTATGTCGGCGGCATGCGAGTGCAGGCCACTGTCGTTAACGGCGCAACCGCTGCCCAGGCGGCCACGGCACTGTCGGTGAAAATCAACGCCACACCTGATCTGCCGATCACCGCGGCTGTCGAAGCGGGTGTGCTGACCCTTTCCTGCAAATGGAGCGGGGCAAGCGGCAATGACATCCAGCTGGAATTCAATCGCCAGGGCAAGACCAATGGCGAAGTCATTCCTGCCGGCCTGACGGCGGCAGTCACCGCCATGACTGGTGGCGTAGGTACGCCTGATCAGCTCAAGGCACTGGCTGCGCTGGGCGATGAGCCGTTCGAGTTCATCTGCATGCCCTGGACCGACACCGCCACGCTGGATGCCTGGAAAGCGGCAATGGACGACAGCACCGGTCGCTGGAGCTGGGCCCGTCAACTGTACGGTCACGTTTACAGCGCCAAGCGCGGCACGGTCGGTACGCTGGTGGCCGCAGGTCAACTGCGCAACGATCAGCACATCACCCTGCAGGGTGTCGAAAACGGTGTGCCGCAACCGGTCTGGCTGCAAGCCGCTGCCCTGGCTGCGCGCACGGCGGTGTTCATTTCTGCCGACGCCAGCCGTCCGACCCAGAGCGGCACCATGCCTGGCATCGATCCGGCTCCGGCCAGTCAGCGTTTCACCCTGACCGAGCGTGAGTCGCTGCTGCGTTACGGCATCGCCACGGCGTACTACGAAGGCGGTTACGTACGCATTCAGCGTTCGATCACCACCTACCAGAAGAACGCTTACGGCCAGGCTGACAACTCGTACCTGGACAGTGAAACCATGCACCAGTCGGCGTTCATCATCCGTCGTCTGCAAGGCATCATCACCAGCAAGTACGGCCGCCACAAGCTGGCCAACGATGGCACGCGCTTCGGTGCCGGCCAACCAACCCTTTCAAGCCCGCCTCGTGCGGGTTTTTTCATTCTGGAGATAAACAACATGGGTCAGAAAGTTGCGGGTACCTGCTACATCAAAGTGGATGGCACCCAATTGACCATCAGCGGCGGCGAGCGACCAAGGCACGATCACCACACTGGTGGTCGGTCCGCCTGAAGGTTTCCAGGCCGAGCCAGGTGACCCCAACAAGCGCAGCAAGGTGCAGGTCAATCAGGACGCTTACTCCTGGCTGTTGCCCATCGACGAGGAAACAACCTCATGAGCTTACTCAATCGCATGCTGGTGCGTGGCACGGTGGTGCTCGCCAGGGCCAGCAGCAAAATGCAGGCGCTGCAAATGCGCCTCACCGCCGGAGAGGTCAAGGACGACATGGAGCACTTCGAACCCTATGGCTTCACCAGCAACCCGCTGGCCGGCGCCGAGGGCATCGCCGCCTTCATTGGTGGCGACCGGTCGCACGGTCTGCTGCTGGTGGTGGCCGACCGGCGCTATCGCCTCAAGGGCCTGGAGTCGGGCGAAGTAGCGATCTACACCGACGAGGGCGACAAGATTCACCTCAAGCGCGGCAAGGTCATCGACATTGAAACCGACACCTTGAACATCAAGGCCGCGGTAGCGGTGAACTTCGACACACCGCAGATCACCCAGACCGGAAAGATTGTTTCCAAAGGCGACCAGCTTGCCGCTGGCATCAGTCAGATCAGCCATCTGCATGGCGGTGTTCAGGCAGGTAACGGCCAGAGCGGACCGCCCGCTGGAGGTGCCGGATGATTATTGAAGGCTCTCTGCAGGCGTCCTTGCTGCGCTCGGTGGTCATCAGCCTGTTCACCTGGCGGCGTGCCGAAGCGGACGACCCGTTCGACGATGCCGAGCGCTATGGCTGGTGGGGCGACACCTACCCGGCACAGGCCAATGACCGTATCGGCTCCAGGCTGTGGCTGCTGCGCAGGGTCCGGCTCACTGCGCAGACCCAGCGCGACGCCGAGTTCTATGCGCGCGAAGCGCTTGCCTGGCTGATCGACGACGGTCAGGTCAGCAACATCAACATCCTTACCGAACAGGTTCAGAGCAATCGCCTGAACCTGGGCGTCGAGCTGGTCGTTTCGGACGGTCAGATCGTGCGCTTCAACCCTTCTGAACAGTGGCAGGTGATTTATGCCGTTTGAAACACCTACGTTACCGGCGCTGATCAACCGAACCCAGGTCGACCTCGCCGACGAAGCGCTGCGTCAGTCCGATGCTCGGGTATTGTCCCGTGCGCACAGCGGCGCGGCCTACGGACTGTACGGCTATCAGGACTGGATCGCCGACCAGATTCTGCCGGACACCGCCGACGAGGAAACCCTCGAGCGGCAGGCCATCCTGCGCCTGAGGCAACCGCGCAAGGTGGCACAGGCCGCTACCGGCACGGTGCGCTTTACCGCTGCAGCCGGCGCGGTGCTGGATGCGGACACTGTGCTGCAGTTCAGTGATGGACGCTTCTACCGCGTGACCAAAGGCGTCACCACGGTTGCAGGCAACAACACAACCACGGTCGAAGCAGTGGATGCAGGCGTGCTCGGTAATGCGGATGCCGGTCTGGCGATGACCGCTGTGCAACCGGTCGAAGGTATCGACAGTACGTTCACCGTCATCGGCGATGGTCTTTCCGGCGGCATCGCGCAGGAAAGTATCGAGTCGTTGCGTGCTCGTGTGGTGCGTTCCTATCGGGTCATTCCTCACGGCGGCAATCAGGACGACTACGTGACCTGGGCGCTGGAAGTGCCGGGCGTGACGCGCGCCTGGTGTGTGCGTCGCTTCATGGGGCCGGGCACGGTGGCGGTGTTCTTCATGCGTGACGATCAGGCCGATCCCATTCCTGACGCCGAGCAGCTGGCTGCGGTCGCTGCGTATATCGAGCCGCTGCGTCCGGTCACCGCAGACGTGTATGTGCTGGCGCCGGTGCAGAAACCAGTGGTCTACACCATCCGGCTCACACCGGATACCTCCGCCGTGCGGGCGGCGGTCGAAGCGCAACTGCTGGACCTGCACAACCGTGAGGGCGGACTGGGCGAAACCCTGTTGCTCACGCACATCGCCGAGGCCATCAGCCGCGCGACAGGCGAAACCGATCATGTGCTGGTTTCACCCGTGGCCAACGTTACTGCTGCGGCCAACCAGTTGCTCACGTTCGGGGGTATTCAATGGTCGTCATAAGAACTGCCGAACATTACGCCGGACAACTGCAGGCGCTGTTGCCACCCGGTCCCGCGTGGGATCCGGAGCGGGTGCCGGAATTGCAGCAGGTCATTACCGGCCTGTCCCGCGAGTTCGCACGCATCGATGGCCGCGCGTTCGACCTGCTCAACGAGATGGACCCCGCCACCGTCAGTGAGCTGGTCCCGGACTGGGAGCGGGTGATGAACCTGCCTGATCCGTGCCTGGGGCTCAAACCGTTGTTTGCAGACCGACGCTTGTCAGTGCGCCAGCGGCTTGTGGCGACAGGAGGGCAGAACGCGGCGTTCTACATCGACATTGCCATCAGCCAGGGCTACCCCGATGCCACCGTGACCGAACACCGAGCGCCCCGTATGGGGCGTTCGCGTTTTGGCCAGGCGCACTTCGGCACCTGGAGCGCGCAATTCATGTGGACCCTGAACACCGGCGGGCGCCAGCGCCTGGGCCGACGCTTTGGGGCCAGCTACTGGGGAGAGCGGTTCGGGGTCAACCCCGGGCTCGCAATCGAATGTTTGATCCGTCGAGCAGCACCGGCGCACAGCGTCGAATTCGTAAACTTCAACTGAGGAACACAATGTGGATTATCCCAAGAGTGTGCCGGGCGTAGGCTTGGCAAGCGGCAAGTTTGTAGATGAAAACCCAGCAACCGGCACACCTGGTTCGCTGATCCCGGCGCAGTGGGGCAACTCGGTGACGCAGGAGATTTTGAACGTCATCCTCGGCGCTGGCCTTGTGCCGAATGAGGAAGATGTCACTCAATTGCACCGGGCCATCCTTGGCCTGGCAGCATCCGATTACAAAAAATCGGTGCGTTGCGCCACGACAGTCTCCATTGGGCTGAGCGGTTTGCAGACCATCGATGACGTCACACTGGTGGCCGGCGATCGGGTGCTGGTCAAGAATCAGGACACTGCGTCGCAGAACTGGATTTATGTGGCCGCGGCAGGCGCCTGGGCTCGTGCGCAGGATGCGAACGAAAGCACCGAATGCACGCCGGGTCATATGGTGCCGGTGCAAGCCGGCACGAAGAACGCGGGCACCGTATGGCAACTGGTCAATACGACAGTGCCGGTGCTGGGTACAACTGACCTTGCGTTCGAGCGTCTGCTGGGACGCAGTGGTGTGGCCGCGGGTGATTACACGAGGGTCAAGGTCAATAAATATGGGCAGGTGGAAGAGGGGAGCAATCCGACAACACTCAGCGGTAATGGTATTTCGGATGCGTACACCAAGGCCGAGGCCGATCTGCGCGATCTTCAGCGGCCGCTGCGCGATTCCATTACCTATGTAGGACTGGCCAATAACAAGCCTGATGCGCCTTACATGCGCCGTGAGTCCGATGGTGCCTTGGTTTCCCTGCAACCGAGCCTGGGTTTTACTCCGGTACAACAAGGCGGTGGTACAGGCCAGCTCGACAACAAGGTAAAGATCGGCTGGTCGAATAACGGCCTCAAGGCGATGGTCGACGCTACTGATCTTGGCAATATCTGGTATGCGAACAACTTTAATCCAGCCACCAAAGCTGACTGGGGCACTACGCTGGCGTCTTATAAAATTACTGACGCTTACACCAAGGCTGAGGTGTATGCCAAAAGTGAAGTTGACACGCGCTTGGACAGCAGGGCTTTAGCCGATGCCATCTCTTACGTGGGGCTTGCAGGCGGAGTTCTGGGACAGCCCTACATGCGACGTTCTTCTGACTCCGCTACCTGCTGGCTTCAGACTAAATTGCTTTACGCGCCCGTTCAGCAGGGCACTGGGTTGGGTCAACTCAATAATGTTGTGAAGATAGGCTGGTCGGACAACGGTCTTAAAGCGACCGTTGATGAAACCGATATGGGCAATCTCTGGTATGCCAAGAATTTCGACCCGACAACCAAGGCTAACTGGGGTACAACGCTCGCTTCGTACCGTATCGCCGATGCTTACACAAAGGCTGAAAGTGATCTGCGTGACTCACAGCGACCTTTGGCGGACTCCATAACCAATATAGGCTTTGCCGGTAATGACGTAAACCTTCCTTATATGCGCAGAACAGTGGACGGCACGGTTTATTACCTGCAGCCGCGACTTGGCTTCACTCCGGTTCAGCAAGGCACCGGCGTTGGGCAATTCAGTAACCTAATCAGAATTGGCTGCGATGGCGCTCAACCCAGACTGACAGTAGACAATACTGACTGGGGCCGGATCATGACCGAGAACAATCTCATGCCCAACATAGGGGCGCAGCAGGCTGGCGGTATTGGAACCCATGCACTTCTGTTGATAGGAGGAGGGAATACCGGTACTTCAGGTAATCCGGGTGAAGCTGTCGCGGGTTCATCCTGCTTGTATTCTGCAACGTCTGGTCATGCCACGGGTGCCCCGGTAGGCACATGGCGATTGATGGGCTTTGTCCTGGACAAAAACTTAAATGATGCTAACTCGGTCACTGTTTGCATGAGGATTTCCTGATATGGCTGTTCTGAAAAGTGCGCGTAACCCACGCTGGAATGTTGAACATAACGTTGTCACTCTGGATGTCATTTTTGTAGAAACGGAAGACACGCTGGGTGAAATTCCGTTTGCGGCATCGCCAGACGATATCGTTGCCCATGGGCGAGAAATTTATCAACTGGCCGTGGCGGGAGAGTTTGGTGATATTGGTGAACCGACCGAGCTGGAAATTCAAGCTTCTGTCAATTTGAAACGGGGCTCGGCCTCAGCGCTGGCAACCGCAAAAATCAACGCCCTGCAAATGACGTTGGAAATAATCCATGATGCTGTTGAGCTTAATAAGGCCAACGATCAACAGGTAGCCAGTATTGCCGGATTGGAAGCGGAATTTAATGCCTGGAGAGCTTACCGGGTAAGTCTTGCGCAGATAGAGTCTCAAACAGGGTTTCCTCTTTCTGTCGAGTGGCCCGACCCGCCAGCACAGCCTTTTATTTTTACGCCCCCCTCGGAGCCTGATGCTCAGAAGACGATGGCTGGATAACGCCCCGCACTGACGGGGCGTTGTTTTATCCGCAGTGAGCATTGCGCTTGAAGCAGAAAAACTTCGTCGACCTAGGATGTAAGCAAGCTACTTAGGAGGGCCAATGCCTATAAATGAAAAGCAACTGCTACAAATCCTCCCCAACGCCGGCCCTAAAGCCGGCGTTTTTGTTCCTGCTCTCAACACCGCCATGGCCCGCTACACCATCAACACCCGCCTGCGTATCGCTGGGTTCATCGCTCAGATCGGGCATGAATCCGGGCAGCTTCGTTATGTGCGCGAGCTGGGTAGCGACAGCTATCTGGCCAAGTACGACACCGGGCAGTTGGCGCTGCGTCTGGGCAACACGCCAGAGGCAGATGGCGACGGTCAACTGTACCGAGGGCGCGGGCTGATTCAGGTGACGGGGCGGGCTAACTACGAAGCGTGCGGGGAGGCGCTGGGGCTGGACTTGTTGCGCCAGCCGCAACTGCTTGAACAGCCGGAGCATGCCGCCATGTCGGCGGCATGGTTCTGGGACCGGGCCAACCTCAATGCGCTGGCAGACAAGGGTGATTTTCTGATGATCACCTGCCGCATCAACGGCGGTACCAACGGCCTGGCGGATCGGCAGGCGCTTTACCAGCGGGCATTGGAGGTGCTGCCGTGAAAGTGCTGGATATGCGATTCCTGATCCTCGCATTCGTGCTGGGGTCAGGGCTGGGTACATGGGCCGCCTGGCAGTGGCAGGCGGCTCACTATGGTCTGCAACTGTCTACGCAAACGCTGGCTTGGCAGCAAGAGCGCGAGCAGGCGGCGCTGGCGGTCGTCGACTGGCAGAACGCTGAACAAGCGCGAAGGCGGGCGCTGGAACTCCGTCTGCAAGATAACGATACAACCATTCATAAGGAACTGAGCGATGCACAGACTTCTCAGGCCCGCTTGCGTGATCGTCTGGCTACCGCTGATTTGCGGCTGTCAGTCCTCCTTGCCAGCCCCACCGCTGGCGATGGAATGCCAACCGCCTCCGGTTCCGGCGGCGTGGTTCATGGAAGCTCGCGAGGCGAACTTGACCCAGCAGCGGCTGGACGAATTGTCGCCATCACCGACTACGGCGATCAGGGATTGATCGCTTTGAAGGCCTGCCAGGCCTACGTGCGCGAGATTGCGCACTGATGTTCCCTCCGGCACCCCACCTTTGGCCATCGTGCCCCTGCCTGAAACCCGCCTCCGCAAGGAGGTGCGGCCCTCTTTTCAGCCTTTACAGGCTTTTCAATCGGTCTTGCCCGGTACATTCATATTGCACCGGTCGGTTCGGTACGCTAATGTCCCGAAACGTACCGATGAGACCCCTTCCGTGACGACTGTCAGCAAACTCTTGATGCGCGTTATCAAGGCTCACGCCCGTTGGCGTTGGCGCGCCTGACTATTTCCTTGCCGGCCCTGCCGGACCCGTACCTGTATGCCTTCGATTTTGTGATGTTTTTCTCCGTCCCCCGGCCTTATGGCTGACGAGGGGATGCATGAGTGAAGCAGAATCCGGAAGGCCTGAATCAAGTCAGTAAATCAAAAGGTTGATAGCAAAATGCTGCTGATGATTGATAACTACGATTCGTTCACCTACAACGTCGTGCAGTACCTCGGTGAGCTGGGGGCCGATGTCAAAGTCATTCGTAACGACGAACTGACCATTGAACAGATCGAAGCCCTGAACCCCGAGCGCATCGTGGTCTCGCCTGGCCCGTGCACACCCAATGAAGCCGGTGTCTCGCTTGAAGTGATCAAACATTTCGCGGGCAAACTGCCGATTCTGGGTGTGTGCCTGGGGCATCAGTCCATCGGGCAGGCCTTTGGTGGCGATGTGGTGCGTGCGCGTCAGGTGATGCACGGCAAAACCAGCCCGGTGGTGCATCAGGACGGCGGCGTGTTCGAAGGCCTTAATCATCCACTGGTGGTAACCCGCTACCACTCGCTGGTGGTAAAAAGCGATACCTTGCCCGAGTGCCTGGAAGTGACCGCCTGGACTGCGCTGGAAGACGGCTCGGTTGACGAGATAATGGGCCTGCGTCACAAAACGTTGAACGTGGAAGGGGTACAGTTTCACCCTGAGTCGATTCTGACCGAGCAGGGCCACGAGCTGTTCGCCAACTTTCTCAAGCAGAGCGGCGGCCATCGTCAGGGCTAA